AATATTAGTAGGAGTTTTTCTTAGAGGCGCGTTCAGTCGTTCTGATGCATGATGTTTATTATATCGACAAGTGTATTCTTGCATCAAACCATTCATATGATTGTACAACCAATTATAATTATGCACACTAGCACGAGTCCAGATGGTGCTAGGATGGTTCTTGTGGGCTGTCTTATACAAACCTACCGAGTCAGCATATACATCACCATCAAGAACACGATGTGCAGTAGAGAGCAACTGTGCGCTCTCCAATATCATTTTCACCACATGTTTATCACACATCATTTGTGCAGCAATCATGGGATCTTTATCAACATAAAATATATTCATTATCTTAACCAATAAAACTCTTCAAAAATTGAAACCTCTTCATCAACATGTGCCGGTATTTCTCCATCACTATATTTCCATATTCTACCATCACTTAAAATCAACTGCGGTCGATTGGGCCATTTTTCTCCCTTCTTACGCCAAGGATCTGAACTCATCCCAGAACCAACTTTCCTTTTGTAAATAAGATAATCTTTATCAGGATGATATTTGTGGATAAATTCTTTTGCGGGCCATTTATAAGATGTCCAAGTATACTTGTGTTTCTTATCATGATTTGACAATGACCAACGTTGAAAGTCCTCTGTATCAAAAAATGCTAAATTAGATTTGTATTCTGTCGCACCAGAAAATTGTATTGGCATACGATACTTAACATGTTGCCACTTTAAAGAAAAATTAATCCACCAATATAAATCAAATCTAGTTTTAATTTCAAATGGTGCACGAGTAACATGGTTGTCTATGTATTTCCAAAGTTCAGGTTGCATTTCTAAATCTGCTGGCCAAACTGAACGTTTACCCCCTTCTAAAAAAACTGGAGCATATACTTTCTCTAAATCCCATTTTTTCATAATTTGCCAAGAATCATGAAAAGCATTATCATCATCTAATATACTATCACTACCAAAAAGTTGGTCACCACAATCACCAGATACTTTAAGACAATCTGTTCTGTTATAGTAATCAGTGTCGTACAACATATCCACTGGTACAGGTTTCCATTGCTTGGAAACTACTTCATTGTATAGACTTGGAAATTCCTCTATTGAATCTATAGTATATCTTACATGCAATTCTTTGTCAATAGGTTTTGTTTCTAACAAAGCTAGAAGTGCAACAGAAGAATCTATTCCGCCACTCCATCCAATATGAACAGGAAGATTATTTTTCTTACGAGCTAGATTCCAAATATTTTCTGCTGTTTCTAATGCACAAGTTTCAAATGACTTTTCTGTATTAACATCAGAAGGAATTGGACTATAATCAAACCAAGAGGTATTAGTCTGTCCTGTTCTATCTACTATAGTAGTAGTGGCTCCAACAAATTTAGCAACATATTTGATAACTGGGTTATTAAAGCGAACACCGTGTGTTTGATGATCTCGACACCAAATAATTTTTATTCTTTTCGTATTTGCAAATCTAAAAAGAAGGTGATAATCAAACATTACCATTTATTTTTTATTCCATCTATAAAAAATATGTTTATCAATTTCAGTTGTTCTTTTTAACCTCTTTCTCCAAGAGGGTCTAACATAATTAGCGTGGTAGTTTGTTGCACCATCTGTGATGTCAACCCACTGTCTATCATTATCTAACAATTTACGAACAAAGTCAAGTTTTTCTTGATATATTTTTTTGTCTGATGGATTATCAGATTTTTTATCACAATACCAGCTAAATTGACAAACACCACCTCTTTTTTGATGGATCACTTTACACATAGTGCTTGGAAATCTATCGTCATTGATACGATTTATAACAACAGAAGACACAGCAAGCATTCCTGCTGTGCCTTGATTTCCAACCTCAAAGTACAAGTTTTTAGCAAGACACTCTATCTGTTTTTCTTTGTCTTGTGTGTACCAAGAGGCACCTAATATACCACCAAGAGCCAATATGCTCCCAGTTACCCAAACACCAACATCCATTACGATCTTGCGTGTTCGCCTGGATAATCATCATCTGGTTGCATATAATCTTCAGTCCAACCAAATGCTTCTTTTACCACGTTAGCAGATAAACCCTTATACTTTCTGTGTAGAGCCTTGTCCTTTGCAGCAACCACAAGTTCTGCTTCATTTTGATGCAACCCTTCCAACATTTGAATAAACATGTTTTCTCTACGGTTACCTGTCAATTGAGGATTGCCACCCTTAATATAATGAAACAAAGTTCTTGCCTCATGTACAAGCATGTTATGCTCTGTTCCTTCTGGAGCATCATTTGGTGTGTATGGAACATCACCTTCTGGCAAATCCCATTCAATGTTGGGATCAAAAGACGACTTGAGAACCATTCTCAATGCGTCTGTATTGTGTTGTCTCAACAACTCAACCTTCTTATCTTTACTCTTCGCTTTCGCAACTTTGTCCAAAACCTCAGACATTAATGGTGTATATGGCATATTAAAAATCTCCTATGTTGTCCATCAAATCTTTTAACTTATTATCTATAAAATAATTTAGTAGTTTACTACGGTCACCTTCTGGTGCTTTTTGATATGACTCTATACATTCCAAAAACAACTCTTTAGGTGATTCTTTCAAATCAATCAGCTTCTGATTCCTCTGATAATTACGATACCAAGATGCTGCATAAAGCAATTCACCTTCATTCAAATCCTCTAAGATATCAGCAATCTTTTTCTTACTCAATGGACGCTGACGCAACCCATCAACAAACGTATTGTCCGGCGATAACACATTTGGAACACCATCACTTACATCACCCTTAAGAATATGTTCACAGAGATATTCATTAGGGTCAACACCATCCACAAACTTTTTCGTGATTGGGCTGTATTGTGTGACGTTACTATATTTCTGCAACTGAACAAAGTCTTTGTCGCCGGACAGAATCAATGTCTTACCATTATCAAATTCAAGTTCAAGACACAATGCAGCAATAATATCATCAGCCTCTGCACCGTATACCTCAAGAACCTTGTACGGAAAAAATTCTATGAGTTCATCTTTGACAGTATTCAGACATTCAAAGATGTCATTCCAATTGTGACCAGAAGTTTCTCTGGTTTTCTTTCTACTGGCTTTATACTCTGGAAAGAAATCACGTCTCCAATAGTGTCTGGAATCATAACAGATAACCAGCTCACCATACTCTTCATTAAACTTATGACGATACATACGAAGAGAATTAAGAATCATGTGACGCACCAAAGGCACATCAACACTATCACGTTTTGTGATGTTCAAGTGCATCATGACACTTGCAACACCAATTTGGTTCATATCAACTAAAATCATTTATGGTATCTCTTTTCAGCACACGTCATCATATATGCGTCATTTGCTTCTGGTTCTGCAAGTCTTGCAAACTTTTGTAACTTCTCAAAGTTTCTATCAATATAATCAGAACAATCTTCATAGTTATTAAAAACCAGAGGCCGACCGTCTTGTTGGGTTATCTTTACAAAATCAGGGTACTGATGTTGGGGGTAAGACATTATAACCAGAATTATTAATTCCTTCATACTTTCATATGAGCATTGAAGCTCATACTTCTTCTCTCACCTTCACTGTAAAAAGGATACACAAAATGTTTCAAATAAGAGGGAAACAATAACATAGTTCCTACCTCTGGTTTGAACTTGATATTGTCACTTCTCATGTCTTGATTTTCACCATACATGAATTCAATCAATCCGTTTGAAGGATAGTGATCTTGATACTCTTTCCTTAACTCTTCTTCCATACCATCAGGAATTTTTAGATACACCACAGCAGAAATATCACCGCCATGATGATGATAAGGATTGTACTCTCCAGCATATTGACTGACAATCCAACTATGAACTAAATGAATGTTATCTACGGTAGGTTTTGTGTCACGTCCAGCCATCTTATACCAAAGATATGCTCGGTTCTTACTAATAATGTAATTCAAGTATTCAAGACATTTCTCACGCATAATCTTAAAAAGAAATTCTTTTTCATCCTTATCAGAGATGGGTATCTGAACTTCACTGGTTACTTTACCAACAAGCTTGTGTGACCAATCCCACTTGGCAATGTACATGGAATCACTTAACACACTGTCACCAACTCTATTAATGATGTCAACAAATCTGTCGGATACTTGTGTCTCTAATATTGTTGGACTAAACACCTCATGGAACTTACTCTGTTTCTTTTTCATCTTCATCTTCATTCCGAAATCTTTTCAATGTATCACCCAATCTTCCCATATCTAAAATAAAGTGACGAGACTTTTGTTTTTCTTCAGGCTCTATTTCTTTAGTAAATTCTCGTATCAATTCAGACATTGGATGCTCTAAATCCATCTCTCTATATAGAGTGCTGCGAACAGATTCAATAATCCAACCCATATCTCTCAAAAAGTTTTCAGTATTAGTTTCAAATCCATTCTCATCTATAGTGTTAATCATCTGAATCAACAACCCTTCAGTCAGAGTATCACAGAACATTGCGTTCTCTTGGTCTTCAATGATTTTCTCATCCTGAAGAATAACTTCTCTCTTGGGCCTTGCCTTCCACGGCCCAGCAATCACGTTATTTTTCTGAATCGGTTCTTCACACATGGTCACTTAACCACTCCTATCCGAATCAAACATTTCCTTTGTGTAAACACAATTGATATCTGGATACCAGACACCCACACTTCGTTTTGGCATACCCTTATATGGTCCTTCATGATAATATGCCATGGCTGCACAAATAAATTCCATTTTGTATTGTTGCCTTTCGCCATAAAACAAATCGACCCACACACCATCCTTCAAATATGTTTGCATACTTCTCACATACCCTTCATGGCTAATTCTACGGGAAGTTGCACCTTTAACATTGTTTCTTTCGTTTCTCTTTTCAGAAGAGATGAAATCTTTTTGTACCCTAATCCATTCCTTGATTTTATCAGGATGCAGTTCATGCTCCTCATCCAAATCATGTAGAGATGAATGAAGACCAGTCTTACCATAGTTAGGATTCTTTTTTGCACGAGCCTCTCGTGCCTTCTTAAGACGTTCAGCAGCGGCCCGCCGTTGTTCCTCAGTCATAGGTTTACGTGGTTTGCGAGTCTTCTTTTTCTTAGAAGGATCAGACCAACCACTGTTCTGAGTTTTTGCACGAATTTTTTTAGCCACCAACATAACCTTTTAGATAATGAGCCAATAAACCATTTAGTAACAAAGTAAGACCAACAGCATTTACAATTAACAATGCGCGGTCATTCCAAAGAATTGAAACAATGAACCAACCAAAAAGACCTATACCATGAAATGCAAGGTTCCAAGGATATAAATTGTTTGCAGTCAAAAAAAGACCAACAATTAAAAATGCACTTGAAAGCCACTTGAGATACCAACTTGGTCCACTTGTAGGAGTAACTGTTTTTGTTGGTATTTCATGAGTCTTTAATTCAATTGTACTAGTTCTTACACTAGAATCAGTATCCGAATTCAACTTTCCTTTTCTCCAAAGATTTCAAATAACGTCTACGACCAGCAGCCTTCGCCAGTCTTCGTTTCTCACCTTTTGACCTGAAACGTTCACGTTCTCGGATCTCAGTGTAGAAACCATCCTCTTGAAGTTTCTTCTTCAGAATTCTTAGAGCAACATCAACGTTATCATTACGAACTTCAACTTTCATCTTATCTCCTCATTTCAGTTATAATATCAAACCACAGATACAATGTCAATAGTTTTAATTGTGATTTCCCACTTTATATGCTTCACGTTCCAACCTTCGTTGCAGCTCTGCATTACGTTGTGCCACGCCGCGTTTACAAGATGCATATGCGCCTTGATTTCTAACATAAGCATGACATGCATCAGTTGAATGAATAGGTTGTGGATTTTGCACAATAATCTGAGTCGGTTGCTGATTCTGACGATCAATGTTTCCACCAATCTGTGACCCAGCAATGGTGCCTAGTATTGCACCACCAATAGTTGCAACAGTCTTACCGTTACCACCACCAACTTGATTACCTAAAATACCACCAGCGACACCACCAAGTAATGCACCACCTTGTCGGTTCGTTACAGAGTTACAAGCTGTAAGAGTTAGACAAGACACCAAAGCGCCAACAATTAGAGCAGACTTCATTTATTCATTTCCTCAAATTTTATCAAACATTTATCACCGTCCGAATCGATTTTGGTTTTGATATATCCATCACGTTCCAACGTATCCAACAAATGGCTGATGATGTTTTTCGTTGAAAGATGACGACCCCAAAACCAACAGAATATCATGCAAAAAAGCGCAAGTAATGTGTGTGTATATGTATCCATTTTTACCTCATTGTTTTATATATGATAACAGATTAGTCTCTGTTTGTCAATACTAAAACCTAGTGACACTGTTAACCACACAGTTGGCCGTCGTGAAGAAAGAAGAAAATAATATAATTGATAGAACAAATCCTAATCCTACCCCAAAAACACATGCCTTTAAAATATCCCCATCGTACCATATAGGTCTGTACTTTAATGGGCCTTTAGTAAAGTTGCGAGCGCTCATTTTGTTGTCGCCCTATACACGCCATCCCAATCTTCAGGAAGGTCTTCTTTCTGTAATTGTTCTATTCTATCTCTCATCATGGCATAATAATCTTTCATCATGCCGTTGAACTCAAACTCTAAATCATCAAGCCATTTTGATGCCAACTGCCAAGCTTGTTTACGATAGAAAAACAAAAACTTCCCATGTTGTCTTTGCGCCATATCATAGTTCATCGTATTGAAAAGATTTTTATGAGTTCCTAAAGATGTGTAGATAGTGACACCTTCTGTTTTACCCTTCACTGCGATTTTATCTAATTCTAATACTACAAATTCACTCTCCATTTCCTTGGCGGTTTCTTCGCCAAGAATTATTTTCATACCATACTCTTTACTCTGCCCCTCAAGTCTGGCTGCAAGATTAACTGCATCTCCCAAACAACTATAATCAAATCTTTGATTACTGCCCATGTTGCCCACGACTACATCTCCCGTATTTAATCCAATACCAATGTTTATAGGAAGAGATTCCTCTTTCTTCAGCTCCACGTTTAATCCCTCAAGATGTTTCAACATCTCATGAGAGGACTTAATTGCCAATCTACGTTGTTCTTTAACGTCTAATGGAGCATTCCAAAATGCCATTATGCAGTCACCCATATATTTATCTATTGTACCATCATTAGTCATGATGATATCTGTCATAGGAGTCAAAAACCTATTAATGAGCTTTGTTAATCCTTGTGGATCAGTTTTGAATTGTTCACTGATAGGTGTAAATCCTCGTATGTCACAAAATAATAATGTTAATTCTCTCGTCTCACCTCCTAATTTTAATAAGTCTGGATTCCTCTGTAACTTCTTAACCATTGCCGGTGCAAGATAATGTTCAAATTGTTTTTTGATTTCCATTCTCTTTTTGTGTTCTTCCATAAATCTCAAAAATGCTGCAATTGACCAAGCAAAGAATACTGTAATTACAGGGTAACTCCAATCCACCAAATAATCGTGTTTGGTGAAAAGGTGTGAACTTCCATAAAATAAACCCACAGCAGCTGCGGGCATGAGTGTTGCACCAAAATACCAAGGTAGCAATAACACAACAATCATCAATAAAAGTGCAAGACCAAACGATGAACCCAACTCGGCAAGGTTAGTCCAATATGGTCTAGTGATATTTCTGCCTGTCATCATTGTCGCAACAGAAGCACCAATAAGGTCATGTGAATAGATTACACCAACAGGCGTAGATACTGCACTGTCAAGGCCAGATGCTGTTATTGACACAATTACTATCTTGCCACTAAGGTCCGGTAGCTCTTCATGCAATGCATGAACTGGAGTTTTCCATTTGAAGTCCAACCATATATTGCCATGTGCATCCGTATCAATCATCTTAAACTTAGGTATGCGTAATTTCTCAACACCTGCCACACCTGTTTTCATTTGATAAGATATATCACCGGCAACCATCCGTAATATTTCCGTGCTCATTGCTGGGTATAGTTGGTCACCCACTGCAACTACCAAGGGCATACGACGAACCACGCCGTCCTTCTCTGGTGCAATAATCATCATACCAACAGCATGTGATTTTTCTGCTAGTAAAGGTATAGGTCCGATTGCGCCTGGATACTGATATACCCAACCATTCCATGGCTCACCCACTGTTGCAACGCCTCGTATGACACCACTGTTATCTTTCTGTGTGGTAGGTATTTGTCCTATAATGGTTGGGGTTTGACTGAGAACATCTGCAAGTGAATCATCTCCACCAAATCTATCAGGTTGTGCAAAGAGTATAGGAAGCACAACCATACCCGCGCCAGCCTCATACAACCGTATTATTTCTTTGGATAACGTTTCTCTATTCCAGGGCCATTGACCTTTTTTATTTAGAGTTTCGTTATTGATTTCTATTGTAACAAGATTATCCAAGCTCTGTTCTGTCTGGTTTCTTTGGTGTTGGTCTAATGCCTTGAGTCTTACCACATCAAGAAACCACGGATCTGCAAAACGAATTCCACACAGAATCAGAATTACTGCAAATGATATAATCCATTTCTTCATGTCAGTTTCCTTGTGTCACCGAAACAGCGCACCCGCCACTTGTTTGACAATTTTGTGTTAACGAATAAGACTGTGCTGTGTTGCCTCGTTGTATGAGTGTAATATCTGTGTGATAACTACCTTGAAGATTAACTACTCCTGTATGTGCACCATCTCCTTTTTGCATAATCTCTTGTTCCCCACCATCAGTCCTTATGTCCATTCTCAAATCTTTATCACCATTTCCCTTTTGAGTAATAAAAGTGCTGTTATTATCACCGTTGTAATAGTATATCTGTGCGTAGTGGTCAGCATTACCTGTACCTGTCTCTTGTCCTATTTTTATGTTGTTACCATTTGCATGCACATCCAGATTTATGGTGTGTCCACCATATTCTTGAGACTGTGAGCCTGAACATGTTGTGTCTGTGCTGCTAGAAAATATTGCTCCCTGACAAACATGAATAGTATTACTGTTTCCAGGCATATGAAAACCTACTCTATTAGAGTCTGAGCCTGTGGTGTTGTACTGTTCAATTTTAAGTGTGTTGTTATTACCATCCAAGTCACCGCCCCATATTTTACCAGAACCCCAATAGGAAACCCAACTGATGGTATTATTGTTTCCCTCTTGTTTGAAATTTAGTTCATTACCAGTGCCCTCCATCGACAAATTGATAGAATTGTTATTACCGTCAATGTCTATGCTGACAGTAGTATCTGTACTCGTACCAATCTGCTCAAGATACACGCTGTTTCCAGCAAGTGCTGTGCTACTCAGACTGATAGATAGTAATAGTGTTAGAAGCGTCCTCATCTCTCGTTGTTATCTCTGGCACAGGTATTCCGCCCTGTGTTAAATTTATTGTATATCCGTAATCGTTAATTAAATCTAGGTCTATCGTACTGTTGCCCACTCTCCGTATTATGCGTGTTGTGTTGCCGTCCACTATCGTATTAACCTGTGTTGCCCTGTTAAACCCGCTGGTTCGGCCATCTATCAACTCTGCCTGTGCTAGGGCAAGAGCAATCTGGTCAAGGATGTTACCAAGTAACTCCACATCCAAATCGTTAATGTCCAACTCGTTAAACTCAAACAGGTCTTCTTCTAACTCGTTCTTATCCAACCCTGTAAACTCAAGAAAATCAATATCCAGCAAATTCTTACTTTTCTTTGAATCACTAAGCAACGCTATAATCTTCTTTTTTGGTGGTCTGATAATCAATAAGTTGTTAATCTGATCCAGTGTTAAATCAAGTATCACTGGCTTGGATGGTTTTGCCTCTGCTGTACCAACCACTGTTGACTGAAATGCTTGGTTCATTATAACCTGTCCTACATCAGTATCCACAGATATCTTACCCACTGTCCCATCAGCATTGGGTAACAGAATAATTAAAGACTTACCAACCTCATCCACCGTCATACTGAATGCAGTTCCCAACACACCAATCCTTGCTGTCGGTGTCCGAATGTCTACATTCTGATTGCTCAGCTTCGCAATATTACCACTCGCATAACGCACTGTGCCAAGTGCAATATTCATAACCAACTTCGACCCCTTTCTAGAGTTGGGATCATAGATAAACTCATCGATAACCAAGGCACTGTGGGCACTCACTGCTACGTTGGTGTCATCTACGAACTTGATACCAACATCGCCTTTACCAGTTTTCACCGTGTCCTTGAACTCGATATCAGAACCCTTCTGTAGAACGGATTTCTCACCTGACCGTTCTACAGAAGCATTTCCTTTGTGTTTCACCACATTCCCAATAGCACCATAAGCACCGATGCTAAAGAGAATGAGACTAATCGTCCATAGTAACCGTAACACTGTGTCCTGATCCAACCGTTGTTATAGAAGTTGTGCCATCATGAGCACCACCTTGAGTAATCGAAAATGTACTAGAAGCACCTGTATGGTGTAAAGTAGTGTCTTGGTCAGCAGCGCCGGTATGAGTTGACGTAATAGTATTACTCGACCCAATAGCTGTGATATTCGTTATCTTCTTATCATCGCCAATCATACTTGCAGTGCTATTCTCATTCACGGTAATAGTATTGCTGTCACCTGTAGCAACGATATCAACATCAGCATCAGCGCCCGATGCAGTCTTTGCTACGTTCACGTTAGTGGTATTTGAATTACCAGTGAGTGTTTGAATGATACTGTTATCAGCAGAAGCACCTTGAGCTCCTACAGACACATTAGAAGTATTACTGTTACCTTCTTGTCTGAGAGTAAACGTCTGTGTTGCACCTACAACAGATGCGGCGATAGTGTTAGTGTTACCAATCTGGTCAATGTCCAATGTCTGATTGTCACCTGTTAAAGTAACGCCCGTTGTACCATCACCAAACTTATTAGTCTGTCCATCTTGATTGATGTTTGCAGTCAGGCTCGCACCAGACTGTGTTATGTAAACGTCACTCGCATAACTCACACTGCACATAACGAAGTAAGCGAGTATCGTAAGTATGCCCGTTCTCATTTTTCTTCCTCCTTTTTAAATTCCCATAATTCTTTTTTCTCGCCTTCCTTGATTATTTCAATAACCGATTGTTCGATTGCCTTCCTTACTGCATAGGTTGTGGACTCATTGTCCGTTATCCCTGATTCTGTCTCCAGCAATTTAGTTCCCATATCCAAAAACTTAAAAACTGTTGCAGATAACTTTGTACTCAGAATAGTTTTCTGAGAACTAACTGCCAATAAAACTTCACCTGTCTGTACAGATATTAATCGTAAAGCCACTGTTACCATGTCCTTACGATATTCATCAGACATACCAATACCCAAATATCTTACACCCATACCACCTGTACTTGTATTGGTGTCATATCCAACTATACCTCCTGTCAGCAATACTCCTGCGAACAATAGAGGTTTAATCTTTTCTGCCTTATCTCCATCATAGTTCTTTCTTGTGTTTCGTATAATCTGTCTTTCTTTTAATAGATTTTCCAGTTCCATTCTTTCTATAACTTGAAACCACTCACCCTTACCTGCTTTCTTTAGGGCTTGGATTAACCATATATCTCCACCCTGTGTCACCGCACTACTCAACAGTGCAAGTGATGAACTCGATTTTCTTTGTCCTGTTACATCATTAAACTTATACACTGCGATTGGCACCTTACGAACAGGCGGTGTCATATTGTATAGTTCATTCACTAACGGCACAGTGCTTGATGCAGGAGCATCCTGTGATTGGATGCTCGCGCAACTAGAAAGTAAAGTCGCCAACAGGAACAGTGATATTAGTCGAACTACCATTTGTATCCACAATTGTTAAATCTACGGTATCGCTGCTTTTGGTATAACTGATTGTTGTTCCCTCAAAAGTAACGGTGCCTGATGTTGAAGCATCTTCTCCAAACATACTGTCCACCAACTGCTTAGACAGTTGGGCGTATATTCTAGACTCTACGTTTTTCATAAATTTCGAAAGGTTCGTGTTTGCCGCGTCTCGTATTGCTTGACGTTCAGCAGATTCTTTCTTTTCCCTAAGTGCTTCACTTCTGGAAAACTCTTGATTTTCTATTGTCAACACATGTGCACTATACCCATTTCCATTAAAAGACGGTGATTTAAACGTATGTGTCATTTGAACTGCATGTGAGTTTACAGACAATAGACAGAGAAGAAAAAGTGAAGCTCTAAGCATCATCTTTTTCTACCTGTTTTCTTGATTCTTGTATTTCTATGATGGTGTGTATTTTTTGGTCGAGTCGAATCATGTCGTTGTCCAACATTCTTACTCGGTCAATCAAATGTACCAAAGTACCAAATGCTTTATCTAAACTTGGAAGAATGTTATTTGTAACAAACTTCCAAATATAAAAAATAAAATAACCCATACCCACAGCGACAACTATGGGTACACCATATTGATTTACTAACTCTACTACATTTATTAAATCCATAACTATTAGTCTTTTCTAGAATCGTCTTTCCCATCGGCAGCAGACATTCTTCGTGTATCGGGCTTTACTCCTAGCACATGACATACTAGAGCGTCTAACCTCACGATTTCATTATTAATAGTCTTTATACGGTTGTCTAAAGAAGAGATCATACCATTTAAACTTTCAGCACTACTCACAACCGAATCAAGTATATACTTTAACAATAATATGATAAAAAACCCGCCGATCACGACGGCCGCGATAGAAAAGCCGAGGTCAGCGATTAAGCTAAACGCTTCCATGAGCTCTCCATCTGTTATATTACTACGAACTATTTAGGAGTTTTTATCGTGTAATTGAACGAAATAGTCTGCATCAACCAAGACTAGAGGTTTAGTGTTATTACGTTTTAGAACTACGATTGGTTCATAATCACCAGCATTTTCCTTTGCTTGTTCATACGATTTCCAAACGTTAACACTTTCTTGATTTTTGCATTCAATAGAATAGGGGAACTTTGCTCTCGCAGCACGAGCCATGATGAGGTCTTCCCCACCTGCGCCCATGCTGCGAGATTCTATATCTTCTGGATGAACTTCTAATTTCTCAATAAGTAAATCACGAAACCATTGTTGAAGTCTACGTCCTTTTGCCTTAGCAGATTGTGTCTTCATCTTCCCAGTCAATTATCTCATCTTCAAAATCTGGGTCATCAATATCAGATTTACAAAATGGACAATACATTACTCTATAATGATAATCGTCCATACTGTATTTTATGATGAACTCAGCCTCACAAGAGACGCAGACTATGAGTTTCATTGAATCTCACAGAAACCTGCTGCACATGCAAGTTCTTGGGCACCAATTGTCATATCAGTTTGCTCATATTCTGACAGTTTCTCCCAGTCCACAGCTGCAGGCATACTCTTCAAAAGCATCTCATATTCTTGCTTTGTGCAATCCTGATAAGGTGCTTGTTTATATGTATGCTCTGCAAATGGAAGGAAACTGACACCACTCATATATTTGAAGTTATCGTATACCCACGACCCAACTTGCAACCATTCCTCTTCTTTAACAGAAATAGTCACAGAAGGCTTATGCTCGCACCAGTTTTCTTGATAAACTTTCCATAGTTTCAACTGTTCGATAGCAGACATGTCTGTGCGAAACACTGCACCAGAATCAACTTTCATGGGAAAAGAAAATACTGATGTATGACTTGGGTTCATAACATCATCTTCAACAGGAAACCCTTGATCCATCATCATTTTTGTCAACGGATCTTTCTTGTCACCACGCACAGTTCGCACATAATAAGGGTTGTGTCTTGCATGAATACCAGAGGCAGAGTCAGTCAATTGACTCACTGTACCAGATGGTTTTACACAAGTCACAGCAACGGACTGATTGATACCAAACTTCTTGGCAAATTCTTTATTCGTTTCTACGGCCACATCTCTTAGTTTTTGCAATCTAGAGGATAGTCCACCAATCTTACCATTTGTAAGTTTACAATCCATGATACCTGTAAGAGAAACACCAAGCAGCCTTTCTTCTTCACAGTTTCTTCTCCAAGACTTGGAGACATACTTAAAGTTTACAAGTGTTGATTGGAATGTACCAAGAATAGTTGCAAGTCTCACCTTCTCCAAAAGAGTCTCTTCTGTATCATGTACGCGAACTACAACCTCTGATAGATTACAGAACTCGCGGTTACGAAGAATGATTTCAGAACAAGGATTGGTGCCATACTCTTGACCTTCTACATCACGCCTACCGTTCTTTGACGCCATCCAGTTGGCAGACTCACGATTAAAGATACCACGTTCACCAGACTTAGAATCATAGAGAGTTTTCCACTCATCCATAAAAAGACCAATGTTTGGCTTTTCACTATAGCACGCAGAGTTGTTTGCAAGTGCCCGCTGACCGTTCTCATTCCACCACTGACCAGTCTTGGCATGACGCATAAGGTCATCAGATAGGTTAGACAAACTAATCAGTGCAGAACGACGTACACCACCAACAACCACAACTTCTGCAATCTTACAGACTACATCGTGTGCTTCTATAGAATATAACTTACGTCCGCCTGCATTCTTAAAAATATTGACAGTAAAGTTAAATAGAGATTCAAGTGGTTCTGGACCACTAGCTCGTCCACCAAACGTCTTCAGCGGTGCACCAGCGGGTCTTATCTTACTTAAATCCCACCTTGGTATCTGTCCGACATATAACATACCAATAAGTTCTTTGAGTCCTTTAGCCCAACCCAACTTACTATCAGCCACTACAATAGTAGTATCTGACATATGAAACTCATCAGCAATTACAGGAAGTTGAGAAACATATTGTTTTTCAACACTAAATCCAACACCAGTGCCATTCATAAGAACATAGAGAATTTCGTCAAATGCCTGTGGACGATCAACTGCTACATAGGAACAATTGTAACCTGCGATGTTCTCACGTTTAAGTGCTTCACCAGCCGTCATCATACAACGCATGGACGGCATAACACGCTGACTAAGAACTGCATTTTCTAGTTCATCTCTCAACTTCTTTGTGAGGTCGAAGTTGGCTGTTTCCTTTAGGTGCTCGGTAAAAAAATCAAAATATCTAGCAACTGTCTCATCCCAAGTTTCGCGACGTTCTTTATCGGGCAACCATCTAGAATAACGGGACAGGTGAATGAACTCTTGGTACGATGTTGGCAAATAGTTACTAGGCATTTATCTTTCTCCATTCTGCTAGTTTTAGTTGTGCCTCCGCACCACTAAATGTATTGTTCTTTATGATTTCTTCTAAGTCTTGTTTAGTATACCCTGCAATAATCATATCATTAATATCTTTTTGTTTCACATGGTTTGGCCAGATAACAATTGTCTGACCTTGTGTTATTGTCTTCTCTATCTGTTTACAAATTTCTTTGTTTCGTGGCTCGTTATCATATATAATGACTAACTCACCGTCTATCAAATTTTTAGAAAAGTCTGCCCCAGCAACTGCAATGCAATTGTCAAGGAACATACTATCTATCGGTCCTTCAACGACGAAGATTTTTTTAGTTTTATCTACTCTATCTAGACCATAAATCTTGTCTGCGTTATCATCCAATTTGACAGTAATATATCTAGGTTGTTCAGAACCAAAGGCTCTACCTTGATACGCGAATACCTCACCATCCTCATTTCTAAAAGGAATCAATAACCTTGGATGATCACAACCCAAAGATGGAAATTTATTTTTTACTAGAAGGTTTGAAAATTCGTAAAAGTCCGGGCATAAGAACAGGTCTGCGCATCTCTCTTGAGGAATATTTCTCTTCTCAACCAATCCTCTCGCCGGATGAGACTTGGGAAGTTCTGAAATCGATTTGAGGTTTTTGAAAATATTCTTTTTAGGAAAGACAGGTGCATTGAATTTAAACTCCGGTTCTGGATTGTTAGTTTTGACGCCTTTTCGATAACGTTCCATTATATAGTCATCGTAAACTTTTGAGTTTACGTGCTTGATAAGATTTCCCAATGTTGTTCCAGCACCACAGTTGTGACACTTGAAAAACAAATCATTCTTTTTACGGTAAACGAATCCTCTAGCTTTTGTGCGAGATTTCTGTGAATCTCCACAATATGGACAACGAAAGTTCCACAAGTTCTCCCCTTTCTTTTTAAAAAGTGGAAGTTGTGTACTTAGTATATTAAGGTATTTGGTATCGATATAAGACATTCAGGTATGATAACATATTAATCACAGAATGTCAAGTTCTAGGATTTTGTTGAGCACAAACCCAGAAATAATTGAAGCGCCAATAAGAACATGACGCCATTTTTCTAAAATACCAACTCTATCCCTGAGTTCATCACGTATAGCCTGAATTTCTTTATTCTGTTCTGCATGTTGTGCAGCTGCAGCTATCATAATTTCTTTGGTATTAGTAGTTACTCTTGAATGAAGTTCAGAGATTTGTTTTGATAATTCTGAACGACGTGTTTCTATTTGTTGCTCTGCCTCTACAATTGCTTCTTCTTGTCTCGCAAGTTTTTCTTCATGTACAGCAAGCATACGATGAATTGAGTTAGATACGTCAGTTAGTTTCTCTATAGCGACATCCAGTCTTTCATGAATTTTTCTTTGGTCTTCTAGTTCCTTTTTGAGAAGTTTAACCTCAGTATCTAACTCATCCATCTTTCTCTAACCTTCAGATTTAAGAAGTGTTAGAGCACCCCAAGCAATCGCGGCCCAAAAAACGACGTTTGTTGGAACGACGGCCGAAAAAAATAATCCAAGGACGCCAACAGCAATAAGGGCGCCACCATCCCAAGAGGTTCTTTCTGATAGTCTGTTTGTAATCCAGTTCATTATAGATCTCCTGTTTGACTAGTTTTAGTAATGGAATTGTCACTATTATATGACGTTATATCGTTTGAAGTATTCCGAATAACAGAGTCATTTCGATACTCATTGAACGAAGCTTCACTATCAAATGTTCGGGTTCTTGTTAAAGTCAACCCATCCGCCGATAATACACTAGTAAATGATACAGATTTACCTGTATCTTCATAGGTGCTTACAATGTGGTCCTTACAACTATTGTCGAGCATGGCCCAAGGAACGCCCGTGTTAGGGCGAGTATATGTTATTATCTGTTTCCACGCCATTTTTTTCTCCATTAACTTTAATTATTTATCGTCTTGAGAATTTGAGTTTTCTAATTTTACCATTCTTTCTTCTAGGTTGTCCAGTTTTTTTGCAACATTTGGATACTTCTTTCTCCATGCCTCTTCTTCATCAAGAATCTTTATGTTTAATTTCTTTGCTGCCCATGTAGACAACCCATCAACTTTTGCATAAGTCCAAATTCCAAGTTTTGTATCTGCAAACCAACTATTTGTAGCTTGCCCAAGTATGGCTCCTGCAATTGCTTGTACTGCCCAAAACCACATTTAATCAGGTGTCCCCACACAACAAGAACATTGGTCATCTGACGTACAACGACAAGGATTGCATGTGCAATATGAATTTTCACAAAGTTCGTTTTCACAAACATGATAATCGGTTACCTTTTTCATTTTTGATTTCCTTTTAATTGATTTTGTGTTTGAAAACATTTGTAAATATGTTGTAATTAATATTCCTGTCATGATTCATCATCAGAAGCAGGCCATCTTCCAAATGTTCTCACCGCCCAATAGGCAGGATATATTTTATATTTTCTTACAGAAGGTTGTGCGCTCTGCATGCCCCACAAAAAAATCCTATCTGAAAGTTTTCTTGCCCTTTTCCAAGTTTTTTTGTTCATGTTTTTAGAATGATAATAAGAACGCAAACTTGCATAAAGATGATCGTGAATTACCGCTGCACGAGCAACGTCCCAAGGAGAAATGATTCCCCACACTGCTCTAGGGACAGATGCCAAGTCAGTCTTCATTCCAACATCACAAGTTATTCTTCCTGTGTCTGCTATGTTGACACCAATCTCTTTGAGGATTTCTATATCATCCTTTGTCAATAGATGTGTTTTGAAAGATAATTGTTTTTCTAATTTCCATGTTTTAGGAGGTGTGAACTCTGCACTAATTTTAGCATTAAAATTACCCATTGTCATTCTTGCTTTTCCTTTTCTTGATTAGGAGTCACAGCCTTCTCATAGTAAATAATTATCTCCTTCTGCTGTTGTAAATATCTTTTTATCTCTGCCATATTCAATGCCAGAGTTTCATAGTCTCTTACACTTAAAACATAACCAACCAAGTCTCCATTTTCTTTGATGAATTTGTTTTTAAATTCTTCAAAGTTCTGCTCAGTAACAACATAAAAATGTATATCATTTAATCGAACAGGACTCGGCCGAGTCTGTAAAGGAATCTTTCTCTCAACTTCTACTGTTTTAACTTCTACAGGGAGAACAGATCTCCAACTACTACAACCACTACTGAGTAGAAGTGCTGGAATCAGGAGACTCAATAACAGTAAGTTCTTCCAACGATTTAAAAAGTTTGTTTGTTCCATTGTTTATTCTTTTCTCTATTAGTCCTGGCTTTTGCATACTTAACTTGGCCAAATCATGTTTACGCAACTTACCAATGAGAACATCTTTATATTCATTTGCTTTGTCTAATTTAGACTGTAGTTCTATATTTAGTTCTTCAAACTTTTGTTGGTCTTTAACCAACACATTGATAGTATTGTCCTGTTCCTTCGTTACTGCCTCTAATCTTGCACTATTTTCTGTGAGAGTTTGAATTCGTGATTGTGTGTCTTTGTAGTAGTAATAACCACCATACACAACACCACCAACTAAACCAACAACAACTATGAGAATATAAATTTTTAACATTGTATTTCCTATCCGTTATCAAATTGAAATGCGTTCCACCCCAGGCCAGAAAGAGTAATGCCGTGAGATGCAAGAACTGCGATGGGATCTGAAGTAGCATCCTCATATAGAATACTATCATTTGCATCAGCTGCCGTATCAAGAACAAGATTGTCTCCAGCATTTGAACTAGAACCATCTGTGCCATTCAGTATGATCGCAATTTCAAGTTTTGATGATGTAGCAGCATTTCCAGTTGTATCTTGATTGCCCGAAGTATTGACGCCAGGCAAGTTAATGTTTGCACTACCATCAAATGAAACACCACCAATAGTCCTTGCTGTGGTTAGTGTTGCAGCACTACCTGTCGTATTTTGATTACCAGCGGTATTTACACCCGGCAAGTTAATATTAGCTGTACCATCAAAAGACACACCACCAATAGTTCTTGCAGTCTCTAATGCGGTAGCGGTAGCAGCATTACCAGTTGTATCCTGATTGAGAGTTCCTACTACAAGATCAATGGTTCCGTCACTATCCTGATAAGTTACTGTGATACCTGTTTCTGTGTTAGAACCAAACATGGCTCCAACTGTGTCTTGAATAACCTCACTAAGATCAATGTTAGCAGTACCATCAAAAGATACACCATGAATAGTTCTAGCAGTTTCTAATGCGGTAGCAGTTGCTGCATTTCCTGTGGTATCCTGATTAAGAGTGCCAATTACAAAATCTAAAGTATTATCACTATCTTGATAACTTACGGTTATTCCTGTTTCAGTGTTGGAACTAACCATTGCCCCAACGGTATCAGCAATAAATTCATCTAGAGCAGTTCCATCAACCGTAATTGCATCTGCTTCTAAAGTACCATCAATATCTGCATTACCAGAAATGTCTAACGTGACCGCATCTAATTCACCAGCCACAGTCAACACACCGTCAGCAACAGTCATCAGATCAGTATCATCACCGTGTCCTATTGTTGCACCATTAATAACAACATTATCGACAGTCAACGCAGTCAGTGTACCAAGTGAAGTTATGTTACCTTGTGCGGCAGTTGTGAGTGTAACATCTGCAACATATGTTTTAATTCTTGATGCTGCTGTTTTCCTATTCGTACCTCCAGCACCATCATCAACAATAAATAGGTCGGCATCAGCAATTGCAGCACCAATGTCTGTGCCGCCATCAATGTCTAAATCTGCTATTGCAGAAGAACCGCCACCAGAAGCATCAGCACCTATCCATTTACCAGCAGAGGAACTATATTTAAGAAACTTACCGTCTACCTTTGCAGTAGAACTTTGAACATCATCTAAAAATTCTAAACGAACTTCACCAGAACCAGCACCAGCAAACCCTTGTTTTGATATATGATTTTGAACGTGAGTTTTGAACTTATCAAACTCTATCTTCAACTCCAAGAAAGGATCAATTTGTTCTTTAACTTCAGAGGGACTGGTTTTCTTAATAGTCTCAACAGTATTGCTAACAATACTATGTTCTTCTATTTCTGGAACGAAAATTGTTTCAACAACAGGTTCTGGTTCCAGTTCAATTACAGGTTCTGGTTCTATTTCAACAACAGGTTCAGATTTGATTTCAGTGACAATCTTTGGTGGGCCTTCCTCAACAAAGGAAGTCATTAGTTCAGATATAGAATCTACTTTTTTCTGTTGAACTACAGATGATTTTTTTGATTCTTCAAGAGTGTTAGATAACTGTGCAAACAAAGATGAGAGTTCATTAGTTGGATCTTCAATCTTTTCTTTAATCTTTTTACGAGCAGCTTGTTCTTTTTTACGAGTTGCCTCTTTCTCTTCAGATAGAACACTAAAGAAGTCTTCTAATTCAGATTTTTTATCTTTATTTGACATTTCTCAACCACTGTTAGTTTATTAATATATTTATATGTCAAACTAATCTATCACATCAACCATGACACCAAACTCCATCTTTCACCTTTTGTGACAGGTTTTACCTCATGAGGAAACATGAAGTTGGATGGAAATATTATACCAGAACCAGCCTTAGTTTCATAGGTATTGTCAGCAACAATAAATTCACCACCTTCATAATCATCATTTATGAACAACAAAACTGTGGCCTGTGGATATCCATATTGTTGGCTATGAGAATGATGAATGTTATCGTGATGAAGAGACATGAAACCACCGACACCATATCTATTAACACGAAAATCAGTATGATGAATACATGCGAACCTTTCATGTTCTATCGCATACAGTCGCATGATTTCCAGAACAGAATCTTTCACTCTAGGATATGGACGATTTAACTCATTCACCCAAACCTCATCCATTAAGACTCTGTTTTGACTATTTGATTTTACGCCACTATCATTAGAGTATGTTGATTCTTTCCAATACCAAGGATAGCTTAAAATTTCTTTACATAAATCAGTAGGTATTACGTTCTCATAATACCCAATCCACTTATTCAACATTATTTCTTATCTTTAAATTTGGAAAAAGTTTCAACCTTCTTCTTTGTTTTCTTCTTCTTGTTTGCCTGAGCATATAAACGACGATAGTCTGGAACATCACCCAAATCTGCAACAGGAAAAATATGTCCAGCAGAAGGACCGACACCTACATATTCTTTAAAACGTTTCATTCTACTCTCCAACACCTGTTATGGTAACTTTTTTCTCAAGACTCCAAGAGTTTTGAATCCATCTTCTTTAGCTAAAATTGAATCATAACCACACAATTCTAAGAACGTAGCAAAGTCTTTATTGTCATACCAAAACTTATCAACTGTTTGAACTTTATCTCCAAAAGTTTTTTTCAATCTCATATAAACTGGTTTCAATTTTTCTAAATCTGTACTTTTAGATTTTTGTTTCATAATCAAGTTTAACAGTTCTGTTACTTTCATTCTTTTTTCTGAATTTCCTACATCAAAAGTATTAGTAGGATTATAATCAATTGAATCTACTTTTGCATTTTTACGGTAGTAGGCATAACCATCTGCAACCTTTTTATCATATGAGAACCAAACTATTGGCTTCTTACCATAAAGAGTATCACCCTTATCAAATCCTCTATACAATTTTTTTTCATAAAATTGTTTGAAGCGTTTCATTACTGTGCTCTTTTTGATCTCATCGCTTCTAAACGTTCACGATGTTGTCTGTATGCTTTAGTTCTACCGTCAATAAGAGGAACCTTTCTCTTTTTCTTTTTAGGGTCAACACCGGGCTCTCCACTACCAGGATAATCAGGATGGTCCACACCTAGTCCAGCGATAGCACCACCACCAGCAGCATTGGCAGGGGCGTCTTCACCAATTCCTCTTTTATCTTTTTTTCTTCCATATTTCATTTCATATTCATGCTTTCTTGCTTTTTCTAGTTCATAAGCTTTATTTCTTTTCGCCATTCTGTCTTCACCAGCATTTTCTTCGATTTCCTGTCCTGTGTAGACATTTACCTCTTTCCAGATCTGTTTTATTGTTTTCATTGTTTCAAATCCTCTAATCCTACATAGATTTTTTCTTTTGTTTTTAGATGTATAACAGGGAAAATTTCAACACCCAACACGGTATCCACTGGTGCTTCATCATCATACACGACAACTTTGTCACCCTCTTTTGCAGTTAACTCTTCTTCTTCTGTGTTTAGAATATCGTTTGTTAAAGTGTATTCACCTTTGGGAAGAACTTCACCAAAACCAACAACCTGTTCAGATATATTATTATCTACTTCGTAACCCTCTTCTGCTAGATACTTTATAAATTGTTTCTCAAAAATATCTGGGTCATCTACAGATTCTTTGAACGTATCTTTGAGAAGAAATAGAGCAGCAGCATAGGTTCCCAACTTAGTTCTGAGGCCTGGAACTTTTGCAAAAATTCTTTTGATGTTAAATACAAGTTTATGAAGAACAGTATATGCTGCTCTCTCTTCACTTGTCAAAAGAGGTTTTGGACTTGTTCTTTGAACTATACCTACCCTTTTCGGTTCTGTGACCATCACTCGATGACCGTTTTCATCTATAATACCCAACCGATAGGCATCAGTTTTCTCAAATGGTGTAACCAATAGTTTTATAAAACGATATGTTACAAATAAGTCTATCGCTCTACCCATTTAATCTCTCCAGTGTCTCTGACACATAATTATCCTTAGAAACATTTATCTCATCCTCTCTAGCCACGTTCAGGAACACTAAGAAGGATTTCAATGCACTCCAATATTCAGGCTGAATCTTAAATAGAAGCAGAGTAACAGATGCATCTGGTCCAAATAGATTGTTAATCACAATTATGTGATTTAGTAACAATCTCTCTTTAAGAACGCCAGTTTCATGATACTTTTTAAGTAGTCTTTTGATATACTTAAAACGTTTCATGTCATCATGAAATTCATCTTCACTTTCACAGTGCGGATTGTCATAATGTTTAATCGCAAACATATTGACATTTGCACTCGTTATTTTTTCATACATTAGCTAATACGAGCACGGATCCTACATTGATTAGTCTCTGTCATTTCATAATTAACGTTTAGACTTAGACCGCCTTCAATGTTGTTACTGATTCCATCATCCTGTAAAAATTCATCATGTGGTGTATCCACATCTTTACCAAATCTACCACCAAAAAGTGTAAGGGGCAAACTAAAGTCACCACTCATTTCATTCATTGGTGGATATTTGTCAAAGGTCAAACCAATCTTCATCAAAGAATTACGCATCAGCTCAAGTCTGTGATAAGGATCGAATTGGTCATCTTCGAAGATTCTTCCAACAACAGCGTTGAGTTTTTTAATAACCTCATCATTGAGATATCCGTTTGAAGGATTTCTACCATAAGTAGGTTCATTAGGAATTTCAGGTTGGCCCTCAACAATAAATTTTTTAAACGGTTTCATTTTTTTCTCCATCAACTGGGATACTTTCTCTAATCTGTTCCTCTAGAAACATTGGTTCAACTTTTTCTGTTTTATGATTAACAATAAATACCTTTCCAGTATTCTCATCATTAACAACAGTCCTGTCACCGTGTGCCAAGAGTGTTTCATTATCACTACCAGATTGTATTTTATTAATTTCTTGTAAAGTTTGCATGTCTGTCCCTCTTTAGATACTATTTATAATAACCAAAAATGAACATAAAAAAAGGAGAGGGCTATCAACCCTCTCCTTCCCAAGACATTACTGACTAATCAGTATTACCTATTAGGCAATATCGATAAGGTCAGCAGGAATGTCAGCACCAACATCAGCAAAACCGATGATAGCCCACGAAGTACCAGTCCACATCAGCATGGCTGTGTCGCCGTCGTCAACGAAGTTGAGGTCAGCATAACCCAGACGGTCAGCAGGTGTGCAAACTGTAGCACCACCATCCGTATCGTGGATGATGATCTTGATTTGACCCTGAACGGTGCCGTCAGCAAGAGTCGTGGCATTCGAGCCAGCAGTCTGAAGCAGAGTGACAGCAGTAGCAACAGAAAGTGCAGTCTGCGTGCCATCAGAGATATCTTCAATCGAGTTAGAGAACCCAATGAAAGAAGGAAGGTTGTTGATGAAGTTCGTCACCGAAACCTTCTTGTTGATAGGCGTACCTGTCGGATCGTCAACAACGTGAAGCAAATCCGCACCGGCAACACCAGTGGAAAGATCGGTCAAAGCCGTAATTTTCTTGTCAGCCATTTTTTTAGCTCCTTATTTAAACCCCTTGCGAAATTGCAATTTAGGGGAATGTTACTGAAGGTATGAACGCATCATCCTTCATCACTTGAGACAGAAGATTCTGGCTCAACATTATTAATTTTTTGTAGAAAATCGTCGCATTGTTGTACTGCACCTGTAAGCGCATTTTGCAATGCAACGGTTTCTAACCTTTGTTTTTCTAATTCCGTTAATTTTCCTTGAACTGTATTCAAATCAACCATCAACGCTTCCCTGCGTTGCATAATATCGTCTTTACTTAGCATTCAATCACCTCAATATTTATACAAAATAATTAATATCTACATCTATTTATAGAACTTCTTTAACCAGAAGCTGCAACAGTCACTCCATTCAATACGGAAGCAGAACCTGTCGATGTACCAGCCTGACTGTACACAGCGATGTCACTGGTATAATCTTCAGCAAGGACACCATCATTTGCATTTGTAGAAGACCCATCAGTTCCGTTAAGAATGATTTTGTCTTCACCCTGGTCATCACTTGCGCCGTCTTCCAACAGACCAATATAAACTTCAGAGTCACCACCCGTAAATGTCAGGTCAGTGATGTCAGCAGTTGCAGTTGCACCAGCAATTGTGAAGTTCACTGCTTCCATGTGAATTTCATCACCGGCATTAGTAGAACTACCATCTGTACCGTTAAGAACAAGTTTATCACCATGTGTATCTCTTGAGCCTTCTTCCAACATCAGACCAAGAATCGAACCACCGTCTTCTTCAGCAATATCTGCTGTACCGTTAAACACGATTGCAGCCTGCCCTTCTGGCGCAGTGTCACCAACACCAGCACCATTAAATCCGAGGAAACCAGCAGCAGCATTAGTTTGTGCTGTACCTCTAAAGGTGATTTGGTTAGTGCCTGTACCAGAGAAGTACATACACGCCATTGTGCTATCTTCAACCATGTCTGTAACACCCAAACGAGACAACAGAATGTGTGCCTTGTTGGTAACAGTTTGGTTTGCAGACCATGCAGCAGATGTGACATCAACTGCCTCGTCAAATGTGATAATGATATCGAATGTTCCTGTATTACCAACCTCACCCTCGGAAAACCCGATGGAGATTGGTGTAGCAGAACCAAAAACGTCAGCTAGATTACGAATGCAAACCAGAACCTCTGGTTGTGCATCTGCATTATCATTACCAGAGTTGGCATGGCCAGGCGAAAGGGCCCAACCGCCAGATGTGGCAATGGCGTCTTGTCGTGCACCGGATGATCCTTGAGCATTTGAATCAATTGGTAGGAACTTGGGACGACTTTCTGCCGTTGTGCTTTTTCCCCATAAAGCCATGTTATTTCTCCTATTTATCTCTATTTATATTATTTATAAACTTGACACTACATTTCTATGTCGGTAGTCATGTAGACATTGATGTCGTACCCAAACCAGTGCCACCACCACATGCAGCAGCAAGATACTCTTTGTAGTGTTTCTCATCATTCTCATGGTATGCTGCCATAACCTTCTTAATTTCTTCGACATCCACATTTGCAACATCAGCAACCTCTTCAGCAGACTTACCTGACTTAATCATATAATCAGCGGCAAGCATTTTTTCACCCATTGCTTTCTTTGCAACTTTACTACCGACAGCAGCAAGAGCACCTTTTGCCAGAGCTTTAGCAGCCATACCGACTAATGGAGCAACCTCATCAAGTTCCACTTCCTCTAGTTTCAAACCAGCAAGTTTTGCGGCATCGCTAACCTTTTTTGGTGTTCCAATTTTCTTACCACCCTTGTCCCAAGAAATCATATGTTTCCCACCTTCAGTGTCAAAAGGTTTTCTGTCATTACCAGAGTGTGCAAGATTAACAATTTGCATGACTGTTGCACCCTTGTTGGGGCCTGGAACATCCCTACCAAGTCTACCAAATTCTTTTTTCAACTCATCTCTATCATCGTTGCTTAGATAAATCATTGGTGCTCTATCACCACTTGCAATTTTGAAGTCTTGGTTTTTTGCCATTGATAGAATTTTTAGTGCCATGTCTTTTGACATTGCTTCTTCTAGTTCAACTTCTTCAGTTGTAGGTTTCAGATTGATAACATCAGAAGTTTTTCCTGTCATCGTCTTACCACCCTTTCCAATGTCTTTGTTTTCAGTCCTTCTCTTATCACCTTCGGCAACTCTTTTACGCATACCGTCTTTTGTAACATACTCTTCCAACTCATCACCAGCTTTTCCCCACACTTTTGCAAGTGCCTCTTTCATGGACTCAACTTTGAAGTTATGAAAATCTGTGACATCTTGGCCAGGAGTGATAGACTGAGTATGTTTACGATACTCATCTGTACCCATCTCATAAGATTCCGTCTTAGATTTTCCCTTTTTAATATTAGATAACTTTTGACGTGCTGTGGCCAAGCGTTCTTTATCGGCCGCTTTTTTGGTGGCTTTAGCAACTTTGCGCTCTGCTCGGTCTGCTTTTCCAGCAGTAGTAATTCTCTCTCTTGCTGCTTGTCCCGCTTTTCTTGCAAGTGACTTAACACCTTTTTTAAGAACATCACCAACAATACCCTCATCAACTTCTTCGTCATTCTTCTTCTTTTTATGATTGTGATGCATTTCAGAACGTGTCACTTTGAGTTCATTAATGACAACACCTCTTTCAAGACCATGTTCG